GCTCTGCCTGGACCTGCATTGACAGCAAAGTCAAATACACACAGGTCTAAACCTGATGGCAAATCATCACATTTACATTTGTCCCAATAACCTTTTTTGTAGATTGGTGCCACATCTTCATGTGTAAGGTCTTTCATATCCTTAGTACCACCAAATTCTTCATAAACTCTTTTTGTAACACCTAGGTTTGTTTCACCACCTGGGTCTTTAGGGTGGTTTACATAACCACCTTCGTGGTGTAGTATTATTTCTAACGCTTCTTTAAATTTGTTGCTCATAGTGCAATCCTAACTTTATTTTGTTTATTAAATATGATTTGATTAATCCACTTCTCACTATATCATTCAAATCAAATTCAATGCAATTTACTTCAGGCATTTGCTGAAGTATATTCACAAAGTCTAGGATGCCATTACGGTCTTGTGTTTTCGTTAAGTCAGTTTGTTGCATATCACCAGCGAAGACAATTTTACTATCTTGCCCTACTCTGGTCATTATTGTATCTAACTCATGGAAATTTAAGTTTTGACATTCATCTACAATTATAACGCCATTATCTATTGTTACACCTCTTAAAAAGGAAGTAGTAAGAAAATCAATTGTGCCTTGATTTCTTAGGTCATTATATAGTCTATCAAACTCAGCGTCACTACCTCTTTTAAACATAAACCTAACCATGTTCTGGTAAGGTGTTTGGTATAAGTATGATTTGTCTTCCTCATCACCAGGTAAGAAACCTATGTCTCTTGTTGGTATGATAGAACGGACAATATATACTCTTTCTCTAGGTGATTTAGGATCCAGAACATCTTTCAAAGCATTATATAACGCTACGAAAGTTTTACCAGTTCCTGCTACACCATATAGGAATAAATTTTTGTCAGCGAAGTTATTGAAAACTTCCTTCTGATTATCTGTGATTGGTTTAATATCATTTAAATCCTTTAATGATATTTCCAACTGTTTCTTTTTACTTGCCATAATATTCCTTCACTTACGGATTATGTGTTAACTCAGCTTACAATCTTTGGGTTATATGATATCCCTACAACTTAGTGCTGTTAACTATCATATAACTATTTAGACTATTTAGATTTTACCTTTTGCTCTTTTCCTATGTTTTTTAATAGTGTCTTTTATCTTTAATGTTTTGTGGTCTTTTTTACCATATCTATCAGCAAGAGCACTTTCTGGATGTGCTTCTGCAACTCTTCCTAACATGTCTTTCCAACCACTATCAGTTTTACTATCAAGTTGACCTACACTACCTACTATAAGTGGTGCAGCCGGTACAAGACCTATTTTTCTTTTATTCTTTTCTAAGTATTCTTCCATTTCAGATATGGACATCAAATCAGTCCATTCTTCATCTGTCTTTTTATTTCTAAATGTATATGTTGGCATATGTTTATTTATGCTGTTATTCTGGCAGCGTACCAGGCTGGTACGTCACGTTTAGACCATTTGGCAAAATATGCTTTTGCTTCTACATAATAATTTTTGTAACTAGCAATACTATCATTTGGTACTATACATTGAGGATAGTGTGACATTGCCGGTGTAGGTTCTCGCCAACCGTCTTGTTTAATATTGTTAGGTGCATTTGCCAGTATCTCATTCAGTTTAAAGTTTGTACTATGTACTTTACCATATCTGTGAGTGTACTCTTGTCCTAGTTTTTTAAACAAATCATATAACCATAGATACTGCATTTTAGTTTCTCTTGCCCATACAGCACTAGGGTGGTGGTAGTGTACTGCTTTGTATATAATGTCTTCTCTTTTATCTTCCATAATATAACGTTTCACTTTTCTACCTGTCTTACTTCTACCTTCAATCTCTTTACCGTCTAGCATTCTATGTGCTGTAGATAATAATTGAGCGTATTCTACAATCATCTTTACAACGTGTTTATCTACATGCTGTTCAGCACATGTCTTTGTATCGTGGTTCAAATAAAATATATTCACTAAAACTCCTTCACTTTTTCCATTAACTTAATTAATTTTAATCTAAACATATTATACATCACCGGCAACTTTTTGTCAACCTTTTTTAAATATGCTCTTAGAGCGTCAACACGTTTCCAGTATAATTCTTCTTTAGAGTTCATAGACACCTACTATATTATGTTTAATAACTTGTTTAATTAGTGATGTATAGTTCTTTTTTGTCGCATACTTCGTTAGAGTATCAGCAAGTTGGTATACATTTGCACCGTTGCTTCTTGCTTCTCTAAATTCTTCATAAGCAAATACTTCGTTAAGGATCCTTACATAGTCCTTTACACTATTACATCTAGTTTCATAAACTTTAACACCCCAACCAATCCATTTTGTTTGGTCCCATGTAATTGGTAATAACCATTTACTATCTTTGTTGAAAGTTCTAATACCAAATAGATTATTACCTTCGTTGGCAAATCTACTTTTACCCCAACCTGTCTCTAATGCCGCTTGAGCAATGATTAGTTCTTTTGGTATTTGTTTTGAAATATCTGTTGTCTCATAAATTTTATCTATACATTTTGATAGTGTATAAACAAATTGAGATTTTGTATCTGTATTGATAACAGGTAAAACATTAGGAAAATCTTCTATCTCCTGGTATGTGATTAGTTCTACTTGTTCAGTAAATTCTTTGCAACCATCATCTGTACATGGTTGTTCTTTTGCTACTGCGTTCCACATAAACACACCAGCAATTAGTAATAATATAGTTGAAAATATTTTCATAAGACCTCCTTAGTCAATATTAGTTGTATCATTGTCAATAGTAAGTGTTAGTTTAATACCATTTGCACCAAACGTTCTACGCCATTTGTAGAAATCAATGTTGTGGTTACAACTGTTATCTTCTAACGCATAATATTGCCATAGATGTACCATTTCATGTCCTAACACTTGTAAAAAAGTGTCAAAGGATTTCATTTTATAATGTAATTCTAAATGACATTCTCTAGGTTTCTTTTTTCGCTTTTCTGATTGGTCATTAAATACTACTTGACCAACAGCACCTCTTAATCTTCTAATAGATATACTATCAAAAGACGGTAGTTTTCTTTTAAAGATAATATTATTTAGTATATCAAACCACAGCTCAGCGTCTGTAAGTGTAGGATAATATGGAAACTTTTTGTTAAAGTTTTCTGCTAATCTATCTATCTTTTTTCTTGCCATATATTATCTAAGATATTCGTTTTTATATAATAATTTAGCACCATATTCTTTTTTTGCAATATCAAGGACTTCATCTACATTGTCCTCATCAATACCACACAATGATAGGTTGTCAACATCTTTCAATTGTTTTGTAGCAGTTGCTTCGTCAATAGCACCAATACAATAGTTGTTAATAATCTTATCAGATTGTTCTTCAGCGTTGTCCCACGCCATGTTTTTAACTTTACTCATAATATAACCTTTCGTTTTCTTGTTAATATACTTATAATATACACTAAAAACAAGCAAAAGTCAAGTAAAAAAGGTATAATAAAACCTTTATAAATCAACGGTTTATGAAATAAAAGTGTGCTATTCTGTCGCATGTCCTGTATTATGCCAGCTAGTATCGTCATATCCTACAGGTCCTGTGATAGTATAGTTTGCCACAATAGAATATCTACTTTGATTATCTGCATTTACATCAACCTTATGATGAGCAAATCCAGGAAATATAACTAACATTCCTGCCTCAGGAGTTATGGTAAGTCTTTGTTGATTAAAATGATTAATTTTTTTTGGTCGTACATACCATTGCCACTTATTATTATAATCAATAAATGTAATATTGGATCCACCAGATACAGGATAGAATACAACTGAGTACATTGTATTGTCATGGTTATGTAAGTTGCCTTGATAACCAGGTTGATACTTTGTTGCCCAGGAACTTATTAACTGAACCTCATTGTCAGTATAAGTCATTACATGGTCGTTATACTCTTGTACCTTTTCTGTAATTACTTTTTGTAATTCAGGAAACTTTGATAATATTTTTTTATCATTAGAGTATTCACCAAGGTTATCGTAATTACTCCAACTGGTACAATTTTGTATGACTTCAACTTTTGGTATATGTTCCTTTATCTGTGTAACAGCCAATGGTCTTGCATACAAGGAATATATTTCCATGTTACTTATTAATTCTCATAAAATTGTCGTCCCAATTGAACGCTTCTTTTACTAAATTCTCCGTCAAACCTTTGTAAATTTTGTTTAGTTCTCTATCTTTGATTTGTAAAAGTAACTTTGCTTCTTCTTCACTTAATGCTTCAAGTGTTTCTATAAACATAGCTTCTCTTTTCAATTGTTTTAGTTGTGGGTTACCACCTTCTAAGAAATGAAACAGTTTTCTTACCTCTGCCTTTAACCATATATGTCCCTCAGTACCTAGTGGTGCTTCGTTTGCTTTATACGGTGGGTTATCTTCTGGTAACTTCCATATTAGTTTGGTATCAAATGCTAACTTCATTAACATTCGTAATTCTTTAGTGTCATACTTTTGTAACACTTCTATTTTTTTCTTTTTATCTTTCGCATTATTAACTTTTGTTAATATTTCATGGAATGATAATTGATACATTGGTTCAGCCATTTTAAAACTCCTCTATTTTGCCAATCAATTCTTTCAAATCGTTATTAATTAAATAAGGTAATATCTTTTGTTTAGATTGTACCTTAATGTTTTTGTATGTATTATATATGTCTTCTTCCATATCGTCTGGAATATAGTCAAAGTCAATTAGTCTTTGGTTTCTTTGGTAGTTTCTATAGTGATATTCATTACAGAAAGTCTTAGGATCCTCACCTTTCATTAAAGTGTCAATCCAATATGATAATTTTTTCTTTTGTATAGGTTTTTGTTTAATCTTATTTACAAAGGTATCATCTGGTGACAAAAAGTTAGGTATGCCATCAGAGGTATCACCTCTCATTATATGCTCAAAGATATACTCTTGTGGATTTTGTGTTTCTATCATCTTCTTTTGTATAGGTGCATACTGTGATACATTTGGATACTTTTGAAGTTGTTGAAAGTCTTTGTCACCTGATATAATTAAAATCTTTTCGTTTTTAGCAATGTTTACACCTGTCTGTTCTTTTTTACATAGTACAGCAATAATATCATCTGCTTCAACATTATCTAATTGTACAACTTTATAATGGAAGTTGTCTCGTATTTCTTCTTTGATTATGTGTATTAAACCAAATACACTTTCCCAATCAGTTTTGGATTCGTCTCGCCCTTCCCTTCGTTTTGCTTTGTAGTGTGGAAATATATCTCTACGCCAAGGTGCCGGTCCGTCAACTGCAATGACAACATCACCTGGATAGTCTTGTTTAAATCTGTGTACTAATCCTCTAATAGAGTTTAGTATCATATGTCTTACAATTGGTATAGACAAGGTCATCTTGTCTTTACTCATTGCCAATTGTACAGCGATATTACTAATCGCTATCTGGCTGTAGTCTATCAGTATCATCTAAATTTTCTCCTTCAAATTCAATTTCGTCTTCATCATTTTTGTCACAAATTCTTTTGCCTTCATAATCAATTACTGAAAATGTCCTACCTGATTTTTCATCTTTCTGTTTAAACATAAGATTATCAGTTATCTCATGGAAAGGGTGTTCTAAATTTAGTTCTCTATACAATAAACCTTTTAATGCCTCCATAAAGATACCTAAATCTAAGAAAGTTTTATTACTTAACTTTGGATCTCGTAAACCAATGTTCATACCCTCTTGTTGTAACTGTGACAACATTCCAATGACCATATCATCAGCAACTGCATTAGCGTATTTCTTTGTTTGTTCTTCCGCTATCTTTTCTTCTACAGGTTTTCTCTGTTCTCTGGTCAGATTAGGTATATGTTTTCCTTCTGGAAACGATAAAATTTTCGCTGTCATCTAGTATCACTCTCTTTGATTTTGTCCGTCCTGGGTTGGTACACCAATCTTTATTCCTTGGTTTCACCTTGAAAATTGATTTTACCTTCATTTATTAGATGTTCTCGCAAATCAGTATAACCACCAATCAACTCATCATCTTTCATAATTTGAGGCATAGACCGTACTTGTTTGCCTATCATTTCAAACATTTTATCTGGTGTAAAAGTAGGCGACAGTTTATGTTCCTCAAAAGGTAAATTTATACTATTGAGTAAGGACTTTGCCTTTGTGCAATAGACACAATTATCTTTTGAAAATACTTTATACATTATTTACTCCGTTGCTATTTCTGTTAAACTTTCTATAGCGTCATTCGCTTTAATATTAGCTTCTGCCATATTTATATCTTTTTTAGCTTCTGCTTTTACCAGTTCCGCTAACTTGTTTAACTCACCTAACGGTAACTGTAAACCCATGTAAACTCTATACTCATTGTCTCCGGTTATAGATACAGCAATCTGCCATTGTTCATAACCTTGTACTTTAGTTTGTTTAATTATGTTTACAATTGTGGACTCTGCTTTAGAGTTTATAATTTTAGAACCTTCTTGTCCTAGTTCTTGTATAAACACATTAGCATTCTTATTCATTTCACCATGCATTACATCTGCTAAGTCAGCTTTCGCTACCATTGTTGCTTTGTCCATTGCAAGTTGTAAATCTGGACTTGTTGCCACACCTACACCATAAAGATAAAACTTGTCTTTTTTATTAAAGAGACCTTTCTTACCTTCTTTTTCTACGAACCATTTAGGTACTTCTTCTAACATACCAGACTTGGTCTGTCCTTCATGTTCAATTTTTACTGTCTTAGCACAACCTGTAACTAATAGACCTAGTAAAATCATTATTATTATTTTATTCATTTTCTTATCACCTCTCTTATATACTCTATTGAATTGTGGTATATATCAAACCCAATATCTGGATTGTGATATACTATTATACCACCTATTATCATACCAAAGATTAACTTCATTGTTTCTCCCACGTGCCTTCATTTGTTAAACATACCGTATCAGGTATTAAACCGCCTTCAACTTTTCTACAGTAGGCAGGCACATTATCCTGTCCGTAATAAAATTGAGCGAATAGTTGCCAGTAAGTAGGACCTATAACACCGTCTCTACATATCATTTTTCTACTGACTTCGTTCTCCATGTTTTCATCATAGATAACTTCTATAACACAATTACTCTTTGTGAATTTAGGTGTCTCGTCATTTGCTATTGCACCTGACCAGATTAATATTGCTAATATCAATACAATAAAAAACATTACATTAAAGTTTGGTTGTCTCATACAGTATCATCATTATAAATTGGTTTCTTCTCTTTTGGTTTTTCTTTATTCATTGAATACATCATACCAACAGGTACTAATAGTATCGCCAATGAAACAATTATACCATAAAACATATTCATTTTATACTTTTCCTCATCTGTGTTTGATTGTTTACAAATACTCTAATCAATCTGGACACATCAATTGTTTCTTCTTTTAATGTGTGTGGATTAATAAAGATAACTCTACTGTCATTTACTTTCATACTATAATCACCATCTTCAACAATAGCACCATCTGTATTCTTTCTCCAATCATGTGAACTATATTCTTTTGTCATTACATTACCCTCTCTATTATTCTCCATCTGCCATCAGGCATTTGACATGCCTTACCAAATTCTGTACTTCTATCTAAACTACCAGGAAAATTCATTGGCCAGCTATCTTGTATATTAACTGTAGATTGATAATCAACACATTTAGCACCTGACTTATGTACATAACTATTCACAATCTTAACATTACCTTGATTACCTGTGGCACTATTGTGCCACATAAAATAATTAGTTTTACCAATAGGCATATTATTTAAATGGTCAACAAATAAACTGGCGTGGACAGTTCTATCATTCATACTTCCACAACCAGTTAACATTGTCAATATTATTGCGATACTAAAGTAACGCATCCAATTCCCTTTTAGTTAAAGGATCACCGTGTGCTTCTGCATGACCAACTGAGTCCATTGAAACTCTATCAGAAAGGATATCTTCATCACCTTCATCTTCATCAACTTTCTTAATGACAGGAAAAGGTTTCGTGCCGTCATATCCTTGAGCAAGTCTCTCCCAATTCACATCATAGGGTAAATTTAACCCACCCATTTCTCTAAGAAATTTAGCTTTGTCTAAAGGGTTATCGTAAGAGTTAAACTCTTTCAAAATACCTTGCATAGATAAATCGTTCTCTTTAACTTTTTGTTGTATAGTTTTTGTAGTCATATTATAGTCTCCTCGTTTTTGTTAATAATATATTGTTAACTCTATCATGCTTTAATAGAAAAGTAAATGTGACAGGATGTCGCACTACTTACCTATGTCTTTCACATTAGATTTAGTAATTACTTGATAAGCACCTTTGTTGTAGGCAGGAGCGATAGTAAAATTTTTACTTTCTTCAAGTCGCCAGTTATTTACAGGTTTTGTACCACCTGAAAATTTTTTATTAATCCAGTATTCTGCGTCTAGTCTTTTCGTACTGTCTTTTGAAATCTCGTTATATGTAACAGTTGTATATTTTGGGTTTTGTTTCATTACAATTCTACCTTTATCATTCACTTTTAGACCTAGTTTTTTTAAATACTTGATATGCTTTGCTAAAGCAATCATATATTCTTTAGTGGGTCTTCTTCTTTTTAAACGTCTTATTGCACCAGACGTATTGTGTGTATAAATTATTGCCATCTATTGTCTATATCCTATCATAAAAGAGTGCTTTTGTCAAGCCTTTATTTGTTCTCGTTTTGTTCTAGTCCTCTAGTCCTGTGATACCCATTACTTCAGTCATTTCTACAGGATCCTGTGGTGCCACTGCTTTCTCAAAATCGTCTACCTGTTTTTCCCACTTCCTCTGAATAGTATCAATTAATTTAAAGGTAGCATTATCTGTACCTACTCCTAAGGAGTTCTTAATTTCCTTCAACTCATCAATAAATGTTAATTCTGCAATCATAATTGTTTCCTTTCGCTTTCGTTTATTCATACTTTTACCCAACCATCTGGCAAATCTACAGGATGGTCATTCAAATCAGTCCAATCGTAATCAGTTCTCCAATCATACTGTTTCTTTAAATCAACTGTCATCATTTTAGGATCCTTAATATCTTTCACTAAATCTTCCAGTTCAGCAATACCACTTTCTTCCATACCACTCTTAATATCTTTGATGGCATATTCTATTGTTTCTATAATATCTTCTTTTGTTTTAATTGTCATAACACTCCTTGTTTTTACTGTCACCTTGGATTGAACATTTATACTCTTTATCTGCTTTTAGTCTCATGTCAACTATAGCACCTTCTAATATGTAAGGTAAATGTTTCTGTACACTTATCAACATATCAATGGCATACATATGGGCAATTCTAGCAAGGTCATTACTTAACACCTCGCCATGGTCCATATTATTCATATTTCTAATCACATGACCAACAACTGTTTCAACATACTCTTTTGAAACTATTGGTTCATCTGCTTTCACTACATTAAATATTGACCAAGACCAAATATAGACCCAAGCAACAAAAACGTAAAAAAATGTTTTTCTCATTATATCCTTTCTATTTTAGATTGACTTAATAAAGATATTGCAAATGATATTAAACCTATCATTGTACAAATACCAAAAGCGAACCAATTGTCATTCATTGGCACACCATTATAACCACCGTCAATAGCACCAACGGCAAATATCAAACTCAAAATACCAATGATGGCAAATGTAGTAGTTGTGTATTCTAAAAATTTATTCATAATATATCTCTCTTTCTAATTATTGTATTTGTACTTTTTCAAACTCAGATGTATAGTCTTCTAAGTAATCTTGTAATTCTGAAAACTTACTAGATAAATCAACAGTATCAACTTCTGTATTTTCTTTATTATTCTCGTTATAGTTTTCAATCAACTCAGACATTTTTTCTTCTGTATTGTCAAGTAACTTAGTAACTTTGTCTCTCATTTCTTCATATGTCATAATATATCCTTCTGTTAGTTTATTTAATTTTTAGTACACCAGTTTGTTGATATACATTATAGTCGTAAATGATTTTATTAATTGCGTTCTTCATATTAATATCAATCATCTTTAAAAGAGTAGTATCAACTTCAATAACTTCTTTGATATTCTTACTCATCTTGTTAATTTGACTGTATGCAACATTTCTTACAATCGTCATATTATTTGTTTTTATATTTTTTGTTATCATATACTGTATAATATACCACACTTTTAACCAAAAGTCAACAACTATTGGCATAAAACAGCAAATTAGTTCCGTTGCCTGGCAATGGTTTAGTGCTGGTGCGACATATCGCACAGCCTATGTTCTTGTTTTGTTCTACTTAATTTGAAGATTTACGACTAAGGTAACCCTTAATTCGTCTGATTTGAAAGGTGGTACTTCGTGTACTAAAGCGGAAGGTGTAATAATAAAATCATTTTCCTCAGTAGGAAGTTTCCAGTATTTGTTAAGATAACTATGTTCTTCGTTTAATGGGTCTAATTTAGAATAGAATATAGGTCGTAAGTATTGGTAATCATCTGCCCAATGATTGGCATTGTGGAATAATGTGGATTGGTGTTTGTCTTTATTGTACTTGATATAATGAATACAAGTGAAATCACTATCACCTACATGATTATGTGGTCTCATATATTGACCTGACTTCATGGCAGTATAGTTTGTAATCTGAAATGTATATGTAAATGAACTTTTAAGTTTTAATGTTTTACAAAAATTATCAAAGAGTTTATGGTAAACTGGTATGATAGATTTATAATTAATCTTTTTAAATTTAGGATTATCTGGATCCTTATTACTATGGTGTAAATCACTTTGTAAAGGATTGTTACCATCCCATTCGTTTCTGTGATTATCAATATTATAATTATGTTCTATTTCTTTTAATATGATATCTCTATCATAACTTTTAGGATCCACATTATATTTCCAATGAGGTATATTAAACATAAGCAAACATATCTAAAGTTACAAGTTTTTTCCAGTTTTCATTCTTTTGTGTATCATATCCCCATTCTTGGCAAAATGATATTGTAGGTGTAATATAAGTTTCAGGATTTACTTTGTTTAACATATGATACTTTTCTAATACCTCATGTTGTAAAAATACACCTGCAACAAATATCTTTTCATAACTTCTTATCTCATCTTCTGGTATAAACTGTCTTCTTTTAAAATCTTTAAAGTCAAATAAAGGATGTACAAGTTTTCTATCATTAACAGTTTCGTCAATAACATCATTCATCATATTAATTTTCCAACCTCTATCTACAAATGCTTGACATCTTGCATTTAGATATTCTATATAAGAATTATAATCTTGTTGTAAATGTCTTTGTAGACCTACAAGTTTTTGTGGAAGAGTTGACCTTATGTTAACAAGGTTAACTAATACATTTGTTCCAATCTTTCTATCTGCGAGTGTTACCATAATGTTTTACCACACAATTTTTAACTGGACCTAATTCTCTATAAGGGTCTATAATACAACTACCAGGATTCCATTCTTCAGGTATCAAACCTTTATCATGTATAAGATAAGTGTATGCACCACCATCAGGTGCTTTATCATAATGTACTTTTTGACTACCTAACTTTTCTACATACCAACCAACTAACATAGAAGGACTTCCTGCCGTTTGGTCAATGCCAGGTTTAAATGCCTTACCTAGTATAACTACAGGCATTTGAAAAGATAAACAATATCTTGCCATGTTGGCAGCTTGTTCTTCTCTTGCTTTCATAATACTATCAAACAAGTCATAACCATATTGGTATCTTTCATTCAATACTCTTAATGCGATATTATCTCTAGGATGGCAACCACCACCGTCACCAAAACCTGCTTTCATATAACTAGGTCCCATAATTCTTTGTGTACTATTTTTCAATGCATTTGTTACCACATCAACATTCATATGACCAACATTCATTGCTGTGTCTTGTATCATATTCACTAATGCAAGTTTTGTAGATATAAAGGTATTGTAGAATACTTTTAATGCTTCTATTTCTTCCCATGTACCTAATTCATATCTTACTTCTTTCTCTAAGATAGGGTCATATAAGTCATGCAACATATCTACTGCTAAACTTTCTTTGCCATCTTCCGTACCTATCATAATCATTTCAGGATTTTTCATATCCCATTTTACAGTACCTTGTGCAATCAAATAAGGATTGTAAATAAACTGACCATTTTGTACAAGTGGTTGTATTTGTTTTCTTACAGTACCTGGTAACATAGTTGATATAACAGAAATTAAAGTACCTTTATCTACTAATGCGTCAACTTGTTTCGTTGCCTCTATAATGTAAGAGTAATCAAAATCTTTTGGTGGTAAATGTGATGTTGGGTCTTTACCGTCATACAAAGGGTCATGTGGTGTTTGTACTGCAATTAAAACTACATCTTTACCTTTACATGCTTGTTCTTGTGTACCTGATAAACCTGGTACATCTACATGAGGGTCATAACCTGTTACATCATGTTTTTCTGCTAATACTTCAGCTGCGTCTCTGCCTAGTTTACCTAGTCCTATAAATCCTACTTTCATTTAAATTTCTCCATGCTACATACTGGAATAGGTTCCATCTTATGTAAATTTTGTTTTCTATGTTTCATATATATACTCATTCTTTCTTGGTCACTAGGTTTAGTAACAATGGCACCCATTTGGTCTTGCTTCATTGCTTTTTCTAATTCTTCGTAACTCATACCAAGTTGGTCTTCATCTGTTCTTCCATCGTCCCATAAACCATCTGTTGGTTTTGCCTCTTGTATTGATTGTAATATATTTAATTCTTTTGCAATTTTCCATACATCTGTTTTCATACAATCTGCAATAGGTGATATATCAACACCACCATCACCATACTTAGTATAGAAACCTACACCAAAATCTTCTACTTTGTTACCTGTGCCTACAACTAATCCATTACTACTTTGTGCCACTTGATATAACATCATCATTCTTAATCTACTACGACTATTTGCAAATGCTAATTTACTATCAGCACCTAGATAATTACTTGCGTTTTCAAACTCATGGAATATTTTTTCTAAGTTAATAACTCTACGACTTACATTATCAAAATTCTCATCTAACCACCAAGCATGTTCTAATGCTAATGTATCTTTATTTTTAATTGACATTACAATTGGTATGACTTTGATACCTGTCATAGCACATAGCGTTGACGCTACTGCACTATCTATACCACCTGATACACCTATAACTAATGTTGTCTTGTTATATTTGTTTGCATAATCTTTTATCCATTTTACTATGTGGTCAATTCTATCTTTCATATATTTTATCTCCAATTACTAATACATCAACATCTTTCATTCTATCAAATGTTGCCTTCGCCTGTTCAGGTGTTTCAACTATAGGTTCTTGGTAGTTAAAACTTGTATTCAACAAAGCAGGCAATTTACTTTGTTGTATAATATTATATAGTGTTTCATTATGGTCGTGTTTTAAAATTTGTGCTCTTGTACTACCATCAACTTGTGTAACGCCTGATAATGCCTCATCATACTCATGTTTAACTATGGCACTTGTTTGCATATAAGGTGACCATTCGTTATAATCTAATAACATTTCTTTGGCATTTTCTTCAGGTATAATAGGTGCATATGGTCTGTACCATTCTCTCATTTTTACTTTGTAGTTTAATCTATCTCTTATGCCATCAATACCTGGATTACATAAAATACTTCTATGTCCTAATGCTCTAGGTCCACTCTCACTACGACCTTCATAGTAACATATAACTTTATTATCTGCAAGTAGGTTACCAACTCTTTCAATGTCAGGTTGTCCTACATTATAATCTGGTCCTGTATAAGGACTAAAATATGATGTTTTCTTAGGGTTATCTAACACATGGTGCCAGATGTACAAAGCACACCCTATTGCTAATCCTGTGTCGTTAGGAAACGGAGGAACATGCAATTTTTCAAACTTTGTCTGTTTGATAATCTCTCTATTTGCAATACAATTTAACGCAAGTCCACCTGCATAACATAAGTTTTGATTACCTGTGTAAATATCATCTATTTCAGTTAGTAGTGTTCGTGTAGTAAGACTTTGTAAACTTGCTGCCACATTTTGACTATTAGATGTTTTTGTATCTGATAAGTCTTCGCAATTGTTATATGCTCTGGCTCGTGGATCATAATATTCATGTCTTGGTGCCTCTGATAATGTTCTCTCTATCGTTCTTATCAAATCTTCATTAGCATTACCATAACTTGCAAGACCCATAACTTTACCTGCACCAGAACCTGGGTCCCATTCATGTACTCTTTTCATTCTATAATTATTGATTGTAATACTTGACCAGTATGCCGCTAAGTTCTTTCTTGCGTCAGGTTTATATTGTTCTATCTTATTACCAACACCTTGTGATACACTAGAGTTCTCACTATCACCACCACCGTCCCATGTAAAGATTGTGGCAGTATCAAAAGGACTTGTATAGTATGTTGAAGCTGCGTGTGCTAAATGATGATTAACAATGTAACCTCTATCAAACTTTTTATATTCTAAAGTCTTTGCACTAGGTACTTTAAAATTTAATTTTCTTTCTGGCATGTGTTGTTCAATCCATCTAGTAATTGTGCCTGGATTATTACATGCAATATGGTCAACATCATTCATTGTTAAACCACAATGTTCTAATGTCTTATCAATAAACTCCTGACTAAAACCAAAGTCATGTTTTATTCTCGTAAATCTTTCTAGTTCCCAATTGATTAATACTTCGCCATCTTTAAGTACACAGGCAGCAGCATTATGACCAAAATATAATCCTAATATAATCACTCGTCTTCTTCTTCTAATTCTCTTTGTCTTTGTTCTTCTTTAAAACCTATCATTAAATCTTCGTGTAAAGTATTTGGTCTTGTTGCCATAATTAAGGCATTACCTTCTGGTTCAAATTGCCAGTTCTTTTTAAAAGGACCTAAATCATAAGTTGCTAAGTCTATCTCAAAACCTGCGTCTTCTATCTTTTTAGTCCACCAATCTATATCTTCTTTAATAAAGTGTGACTTGTCTTGTTCATAACTATCAATTAAATATTTACCATTACGACCTATAGGTACAATCACAAATAATCTTTTACCACCTTTGTGAAATACTTCCAGTTGTTGTTCTATATTTTCATAGGGTACATGTTCTAATATATCTTTACAAAGTATCCAGTCATAACCACCTTCAGCACATGTTAATTCTTCTTGTGGTTCTATTACACCTAACCACTTTCTTATTTCTTCTGGTGATTTCTTAACTGCATATTCTGATACATCTACACCATATGCCTTATAACCTAATAGTCTAAGACCATATACTGAAAATCCTTTGGCACAACCAAAGTCTAATACTTTATCTGTTTCTTTTAATTCTAGGTATTTGGCAATGTGATGGCACATAGGTATTGTGAGTTCTGGCATCCATCTATAATGTGAATACAAACTCTTACCTGTTTCTGCACCTCTTTCGTAATAATTTTCGTCAAAGAATTGACCTGGTTTAAACAAAGTTTTCATGTGTCAACGGCTCCTTAAATTCGTCAAACCTGTTAACTTTATCATTTATAAAATCATCAAGCATATTGACATTATCAGTAAAGACACAACCTGTACATCTTTTTGTTGCGTCAAATTTTTGTAATACTTTTTTATCCAAGTAGTCTAGTATATCACTAGCATGGCATAACTGATATTCTTCAGCAAAGTGTTCATAGTTATCATTCAATACAACGCTATCACAAGGATAAACAGTACCTGGTTTACCTGTCTCTTTATGTATTTCTTCACTTAGATAAGGTCTGAAATATGATTGATGACATGTTGGTGTTTTAGGTGCTCCATGTATTTTGTATTGATGAAAAAATCTTGTATCTGTTACCTGTGACAATACATTGTCTAAACTTTTATGTTGTCTAATTAAATTCTCTTGTTCTAATAAACAGTTAGGTAATAATCTTATATACTTACTACCACAAGCGTCTGCCACTTTAGAAACTTTATCTAGTAACCCAACTCTATCTGCCATTACTTCGTCTGATAGTTCGTGTTCTACTGTATAAACCATTGAGTTACCTACAATCGTTTTATTCATATCAAATTTTTCTAATGGTAAACCAATTCTGTTTTCCCAATCTGTAAATACATTAATTGATATTCTAACCCAACTAAACATTTTACATACATCTTCGTCTATTCGTTTCCAATATTGTTTACTACCATTACTAATAAGTGCCACTTCTAATCCTTCGCCATATAACCAACGCACTAATTCATTGAAGTGTTTATAAGCAGTAGGTTCACCACCACCAGTTAATATTACTGCTTTCAGTCCTCTTGTTTTTAATTTTGTTACATAGTCTTTGATTGTATCTAAATCTATTCTTGTATGTGTATCTCTATATGTTACACTACAATATGGGCATTTAAGATTACATGCACCTTCAGGACTTATGTGTGTAGAAATAACTGTATTAGGATTACCAGATTTGTAATTAAACATTGCTTCTTGGTGTCGCCACCATTTAATACCTGTAGATGTAAATTTATGTTCTTGTTCACTTGGTTCATCTGGTAATTTTGTATCTTCACTTTTTACATCATAGAAAATATAGATATTGGAATATTTCATTCCTTGTTCTACTCTATCTAAAATTTTATTACCGTATTCTAAGTCTATAGGTTTTAAATGTGATACATTATTGTTATCAATGTATTCATAATTACCAACAAAGTTTTTAATCTTACCTCTGGCAGCATGTCTATAGATAACATATTGAGTACCTGCTTCTGTTAATTTTTTATAGAGACCTATTTCAGAACCTTCTTTAGTATGTACTCTAACTGGTTCGTAATCTTTAATCTTTAGTGCCATATGGTAGTGCCTTTTTAATGTAGTGTTTATGTGCTTCTGACATTTCTAAATCTTCCGTCTCTGGTGTCCAGTTTAACCATTTCTTTTCATACCAATCTTTAGAAGGTATACTATCTTTATAATGTTTGGATGATTGTATGGCGACTTCAAACTTATACTTCATCACTTCTTTGCTTAAACAAAATCCATAATTATAACAATATATATTATTATTTATCAGATGTGTATTCGTAGCAGTACCTTTACCTGTAAGACCTGGTGCCTGATTATACAATGTAGGTCCTGGTCTTTCTCTAGTTCTTTTTATATACCATTCTTCATTCTTCCAAAATTCTATTTGTTTAAATGAAATTTCTGGATCTGTTAGTTCTAATGCTTTTTTTAATTGTTCTTTGTCCCACACCATATCAGGTTCCATCATTAATACTTTTTTTGGTATTGTATGACCTGTAATCATGTCTGCATACATTTGAGTATATTGTCCTGATGGTAGGTCAAATTCTCTTTCTATAACATTTACTTTACCATTCCATCTTTTGCAATACTCTTTTACATTCTCATTCATAGGTGGTAAATCTTTACAACCTTTATACCAAGGTTGTTTAGACCAGTATATAAAAATCATATCAACATCATCAATGATTGAGTTAATTGATTTTTCTAAGAAATCTAATCCATAGTGGATTCTATATAGAGCATATATCATAGAGGGTATTCGTCACCGTCAATATATGTTTTCTGAATAAACTTATCTATAACACTATCTTTAATTCTATAAGCACTAATATATTTAATATCATTATCAATACAATACCATGCTCGTTGATTGCCTCGTAATACTTTGTTTTCGCCATCAATCAGAATAGGATATTTCATACCATGTTTTTTTATACTCTCACATAGTTTATTATATTTTTCTGTCTGTTCTTTTAATGGGTCTTGTTTTAGTTTATGTGAAGAAGCTTGCCATTCTTTTTGTAGTTTCTGTACAAATACTAATTCATATTCAGGTATATCTTCAATCACTTGTGCTTTTAAAGACGGACCTTTTATCTTGTTTATCTCTTGTTTAATTTTTTCTGCTTCTTCTATTCTTCTATTTACCTGATGTACATGGTACATAATCCCTTTATCTTTTTGATATAGATTACCTCTAGGTCCTGTTCTATTATGAGCATATGTATCGTCCATATCACTTTTGCCTTTTGAAAAATGCATATGTTCAACAAGTATGTTATTAATATAATGTGTTCTTTCTAATCTCTTTGCAATATCAAATACCCATGTATCGTTGTAACCAAAATGAAAACAACCAGGTGCAAAATATCCTACAGTATTATACCACTCTCTTGCAATAATAGGAAAGGCACAATGTCTATCAGCATTGATACCATCATTGACCCAACTAACCCAATATGGATCCTCTTTATATCTTATTGCTAAATTTTGTATGAGTAAACTATCCCAATTAGCAGTTCTATAAATTAAATCATCATTACCCATAATCATTAAATAACCTGAACTCTTAGCTGCTAAATCATTCCATGAAAGAGAAACACTTTTAGGTTCACCAAATGTAAAATCTACTTTTTTAAAATCTTTATATTCACTATCACAATGAGCAGCTAAAGATTTGTATTGTTCTAATGCTGGGTCATCATTATCAACATAAAAAAATAATTCTATCTTAGTCTTATCACTTGCTGTTGCATATATTGATTTAATAAACCTTTCACAATTGTTAGGTCTATTTCTTGTAGGTGTTAATATAGAAATAGTATTTTCATTTATCATACAGTTTCACCTTTATACTTTCTACCTTGTTTCAAATGTTCTCTTATAAATTTTTTACCTTTAGGTCCTGTCCAGTGAATAATCTTTTTAGTTGGACTATCTACGCCTTTATTTAATGATATTCTTAACCATTGATATTCTTGTGGCAATTCTTGTATTTCATCATGTACTTCTTTACCAACTATTTCAAATAACATTTCTTGGTCGCCTCTGATTGCTGTCTTTAACAACATTTCATTCCAATGTTTGAGTAATTCTGGTCTATCATTAACAACTATAACGCCAGTTGCCCACCAATTGTCTCTTACCCAATCTCTAGTAAGACCTATCATGTTAGGTGGCACTAATGAAAATATTTCTTCTATGTTTGTTAAGACTTCACAATCTACATCTAACCATGCAACTGATTGACTTGGTGTATCTATAACTGCTCTTGTTTTATTAAACCAACCTATGTTACTAGGGTGTGTAATAGGGTCACTTAACCATGCGTCTATACCTTTAACTACTTCTCTCATTTGCATAGACATACCAAAATCCCATATGCCTACTTTTACATCTGGATTATGTCTTTTAACATTTTCATACCACCAGATAACCATGTCTTCATGGTTCTTATCTACTCCTGTTATTATCATCACCCTCCCTTGCTTTTAATAATATATACATTGCTAATACTGTTACAGGTATTCCTAAAAAAAATAGACCTATCATAAATCTTCTACCGTCTTAGGCAAATGTAATTGTACAAATGCTTCTAAGTCCATAACTACTAAAGGTTTTTGATTGTTCTTTTTGATTACTGCAATAGGTTCGTATTTGCCAGAGTTATCTTTTGCTTGTTCATATGCTGACCAAACATTTACTTTCTCTTGGTTCTTACACTCTATTGAATATGGAAACTTTTCTCTGGCAGCTCGTGCCATTATTAAGTCTTCACCACCTGCACCCATAGAACGACTTTCAATGTCCTCTGGATGTATGTCTAGTTTTTCTATTAGTATTTCTCTTACTCTTTTTTGTAAATTTCTACCTTTTGCTTTCGCACTACTCGTCTTCATATTTTATTTCATCTTCCCAATCAGCGTCATTATGTATTGCTTCTCCACAACACGGACAAAACTTAACTGGTAATTCATTAAGCACTTTTACTTTAAATTCAGCGTCACAGCTTTCACAAATTATCATAGTTTAAATCCTTCAAACGTATCTTTTTTAACATCTTGTTTTATTCCTCCAACAACATAACTTTCTATTTCTGTTTCTTGTGGTGCATTTTGTAAACCACGACTATTTAGCCAATGTTCAGTCCAAGGTAATGGATTGTTTGTACTTGACTGGTCATATATAGGCGTTAATCCTACTGCTCTCATTCTCTTGTTAGCAATAAACTCAACATAGTTATGTAATAATTTATCATTAAGACCAATCATTGAACCATCTTTAAATAGATAATTTGCCCAACGCTTTTCTTGGTCAACGGCGTCTTTAAATGCTTGTATAGTATTTTCTTCTTCTTCTTTAATTACTTGTAACATTTCTTTATCGTTTTCTTTACTCTTATAAAGTTTCATCATATGCTGAGAACCTGCTAAGTGTTGACTTTCGTCTCTAGCAATCAAAGATATAATTTTTGCACTACCTTCCATAAGTTTTAATTCACCAAATGCAAACGAACAAGCAAAAGAAACATAGAAACGGATACCTTCAAGTATTGCTACATTGACTATCGCTCGCCAAAGTTTTCTTTTTAGTTCTTTCATGCTACCTTTTTTATCAAGTAACCATCTTTGTCCGTGTTCAATTAAATCATCATATGTTGCTGTAACACTTTCTGCTCTTTCTGTGATATACTTATCTGTTAAAATTTTATCAAATACTTCACCAGGGTCTGAGTAAATATTTTTAATAATGTATGTGTAACTTCTACTATGAATACTTTCCATAAAGTCCCATACTAAGATATGACTTTCTATTTCAGGTAAACTACAAAATGGTAAGAAAGATAAACTAGGTCCTCTACCTTGTACACTATCTAATAATGTTTGATATCTTAGATTAGATGTAAAGATATGTTTTTGTTCTGGTCGTAATTGTTGCCAATCGTTTCTATCTTTTTGTAAAGATATTTCTTCTGGTCGCCAAAACAAACCTAATTGATGTTGTGTTAATTTATCAAACACAGGATACTTAAATGTATCATATCTTTGTACTGAATTGTCCTCTCCAAAAAACATTGGTTGTTTTGTAAAGTCCACTTGATTTTTATTGTAAACGCTCTTACTCATTTTCTCCTTCTTTTAGTTCGTAAAAAAACTCATCACTATCACCTGCTGTCCACTTTAGGTCGCCTTCTACACTAAACTCTTGTGTAGAAACTTTAAAGTCTGGAAACTTTAATTTACTTGGCGACAAACTCTTATCATAAAAGATAACTCTATTATTAGGTTGAGCCGCAAAGTGTCCATTATTTAATTTTATAATATTAAAAGATTTGTGTTGACTTGGTATCTCACTATAAGTTATGTTTCTTTCCAAGTTTGTACTGTTCGCATTATCTATTGTAAACATGTACCAACCATTGTACCATTTTTTACCTGGTGACAAATACTTACATTGATTACCTGATAACATTTGTTTTTCAATAACTGATATATCATAACTAAAACAATCCCATAACTGTAACTCAGTTAAAGGTACATCTTCACCATAATCTTTTTTCCATACAAACGCACTAATAGGTAACTTGTCATACAGAGCACCATACTCTGGTAGATAAGTTTCAAAATAAAGGGCACGACCTTGTATAGATTTTGCCGTAACCCAAACTCCTTCAGTTAATTCTCCATGACCTTTTTCGTTGTCATAAAGAAACTCTTTCTTTACATACACATCTATGTGTGGTATGTTAACAGTTAAGTATGCCATTCTTAAACCTCGTCATTTAAATTTTGTCCTGTATACCTTAATTCTTTATCAAGGTCTCTAAATCTTAATATTAGTTTATAATGAATATTTTTTGTTTCGTCAACTGACCACCAATCTTCTAGTGGATTGAACATAAGCATAGCACCTGGTTGTGAACCTATAGTACATGTAGAAAATCTATATTGACCTCCAACAGACTTATTTATAGGTATGTGAATGTCTAGTTTGTTCCATGCTTTTTCGTTCCATTTATATTTTGTATTACCTGGTACAGACTTTCTTATTTGAATATAATCTAATCTTAAACCCTCTTTTGTAGGTTCAAACAATTTAATATGTGGTGCATGGTCTCTAACCATTTTACCTATAAAGGCAGTATCACTATCATATTTTTCAGGTAATTGTGTACAATCAATATAATCGTAACCATACTTATCAACTTGTACTAAATCTTTCTCTGCTTCATATATCTCTATAAGTTTATCTGCGCCTTTAGTAAATTCGTATAATACATTAGTTTTAATTATCATATGGCACAACTCTCGCAATATTCTTCGTATTCTTCATTACTATTAAATTCTTCTCTTGTTTTTAGTTCTTGTTCAGGACCACCTATACTATGAGCAGGTTCGTCATCATCACGCTTACTATCATATGTATTCTGATAATAACTTGTCTTCCATCCTAGTTTATATGTAGTCAACAAATCTTTTGCCATTACTGAAAGAGGCACTTCGTTGCCATCAAACTGTTCTGGATTGTAAGACCAGTTACCTGATATTGCTTGGTCAAAGTATTTCTGCATTACTGCAACAACATTAATGTATCCTTCATTGCCTTGCATTTCCCATAATAGAGTATAGAAGTTTTTGATATTAGGATATCCTGGTACAATTTGTTTTAAAGGACCTTTCTTACTTTTCTTAATAGACAAGTAATCTCTTGGTGGTTCAATACCATTTGTTTCATTTGATACAACACTTGAACTTTCACTTGGCATTTGTGCTGACAATGTACTATGTCTTAAACCATGTTCTTGTATTTCTTTTCTTAACTTTTCCCAATTGTAAGATAGTTTTCTTTTAACTATATTATCAACATCTTTTTTATAAGTGTCAATTGGTAATATACCATCTGAGTATTTTGTTCTACTAAAGTATTCACATGGTCCTTTTTCTTTTGCAATCTCATTGGAAGCTTTGAGTAGATAGTATTGAAATGCCTCAGTAAACTCGTCCACCAACTTCCAGGCTTCTTTTGAGGCGTAAGAAACCTTGTTCTTTGCTAAGAAATGAGCAAGACCAATATAACCAATACCTAGTGAACGCCTTGCTTTTGTACTTTTTTCTGCCGCTATAACAGGATAATTTTGATGGTCAATTATTTCTTCTAGTCCTCTTACAGATAAATCACAAAGGTTTTCTAATTCTTCTTTATCATTAATTGCACCCATATTGATAGCAGATAGAATACACAATGCAATCTCACCTTCACCGTCAATGTGACTAATAGGTTCTGTTGGTAATGTAATCTCTTGGCATAGATTAGACATGTTTACTTTATCTTTAAAAGATGAATGAGTATTAACATGGTCAATGTTCATAATATAGATACGACCTGTTTCTGCTCTTTCTTTTAAGATTGACATAAACAAATCTTGTGCGTTGACTTTCTTTTTCTTTATAGATGTTTTTCTTTCATACGAAGCATACAATTCGTCAAACTCTTCCTTACCAAATGCGTCATATAAACCTGGCACATCATGTGGAGAGAATAAAGTTATATCTTCATTCTTAATAAATCTTTCGTAAAATAATTTTGATAATTGTATAGAGTAATCTAATTTTCTAACTCTATTATCTTCCGTACCTTTATTGTTTTTTAAAACAAGTATATCTTCTATTTCTTGGTGCCAAATAGGAAAGTGTACAGTTGCTGAACCGCCTCTAACACCGTTTTGTGTACAACACTTGACCGTTGCCTCAAACTTTTTAAGAAATGGGACAACGCCGGTATGTTGAACTTCTCCGCCACGGATACGACTATTAATTCCCCTAATTCTGCCAGCATTGATACCAATGCCAGCCCTTTGAGCAACATATGACCCAATAGCCATATCGCTAGAGAAGATACTAGGTAAAGTATCGT